CTGGTTATTGGAAGCTCGAAGAACTGGAAGCGGTAAAAGCATCAGTAAGTATACTAAAATGGAATGCACAATACCAACAAAATCCAACAGCAGCTGAAGGCAGTATTATAAAACGTGAATGGTGGAATGTGTGGGAGAAAGAAGAACTGCCACCGCTACAGCACGTTATACAAAGTTACGATACAGCGTTTTTAAAAAAAGAAACAGCTGACTATTCTGCTATTACAACATGGGGTGTATTTACACCAAACGAGGACAGCGGACCGCAGTTAATATTAATGGACATGATAAAAGATCGATACGACTTTCCAGAACTGCGTAGGGTTGCAAAAGAACAATACGACTATTGGAAGCCAGAAACGGTGATTGTGGAGGCAAAAGCCTCAGGTATGCCGCTAACTGATGAATTACGCAAACTTGGTATACCAGTTATTAACTTTACACCTAGCAAAGGAAATGATAAACATACAAGAATAAACTCGGTTGCACCTTTGTTTGAATCTGGTATGATTTGGGCACCAGAAACAAAGTGGGCAGAAGAGGTGATTGAGGAATGCGCTGCATTCCCACTAGGCGAACACGATGACTTAGTGGACAGCATGACTCAAGCAGTAATGAGATTTAGACAAGGTGGTTTTGTAGACCATCCCGAAGACTATGAGGATGAGCCGCTACCGCAACAACAAAGGACGTACTATTAATGTCAAAGATAAAACTATTAAAGGGTTTGGCTTCTTTATTTAAAAAAAAGAGCCCCAAGAAAAAAGAGATGTTTGGACCAGCACGTGATCCTGAAGTAGATTACGAAACAGCAGCCGCACTTAAAAAATCACGTAAGCGTTATAACCTAGAAAGACAAAACTTAAATCCATTGCGAAAAGACTTAGATAGAATGATGGAAGAAAGTAATAAAAAAATAGAAGAATCAACAAACGAATTAAAAATAATGTTGTCAGAAATAGAGGAGATGACAAAACAAATAGATGAGTTTAATAAAATTGCTGATGACCAAGGTCTTGATGAAGCACTTGAGCAGATTAATAGAATTTTAAATCCAAAAAGAACATTGAACGCGGACGGTGGACGTATTGGAAAGTTTAAAGGTGGAATATTGGGATTACTAAAAAGAATTAATCCTAAACTAGAAAGAGACATGGTTAAGACAGGTCCATTCCAAACAGGACATAGAGGTGACGTTGTCGGCGATATGGAACAAATTAAAAGTTTAATACGAAATGACCTTACTGACCTTGAAGAGATAGGTAAACTAGAAGACATGATATTAGAATCACCACGATACGGTGATAAAATGAAATCTGCGTTTATGAAATTAATTGATTATGAAAAATTTAGAGCTAATACAATTTTTGAAAATGATAAAATAGCACGATTTATAAAAGAAGACCCAGAAGGAGCAGAAGCATTTTTACAAAGCATGTATAAAGCAGCTGGTAGTTCAAGTGGTTTTAATGAAGGCGGACGTGTAGGTATGGACTATGGGGGTTTTTTGAACCCAGAAAAATTAAAAGAACAGTTTGGTGATTTAAGTAGATCATCACAAATAGGTTTAATGGACGCCGCCACACAGTTTTCAGGATCAGATGCCGCGTTTGATGCAATTTTAAAATTAATGGGAATGAAAGACGGCGGACGTGTAGGTATGTTTAAAGGCGGTAAATTAATAGGTGAGGGTATTGAACAAGCTGCAAGACTTATACTAAGTGGTAAAAAACCTTTTGGTCAAAAACAAACTTATAGACAAAAAGTTAAAATGAAGGGTGTTTCTGATGATCAGTTTGATAAAATATTTCAAGAACAACTTAAAAGAGTTCCAGACGAAGTTGACGACCAAGCAACAGCAGATGGTCTTTATCAAAGCTTAAGAGAAGCAGAAGCTATAATAACAGGTCAAAAACTTGGTTTGTTAAATCAAGAACAAAGAACAAGCATTGCAAAAGCAATGAAAGATAAAGTTAGAGACCAAATTTTTGGAGACAATTCACGTCTTAGTAACGATTACCTAGAATACATGGACGATGCTGTAGCTAGAGTAGAGGATATTATTCAAATAGGTGAACTAGGAGGAGACCTAACACCAAAACCAATTTTTGACGGCTCGGAAATAATTGGAGCCCAAGTAGATTTTAATCAATTGCCTGAGTTATTACAAAAAAAGTTTTCAAAAAAATCAGCAGACATAATACCATTTAAACCACGTACAAAAAAAGCAGGCGGCGGTATAACATCCGCTGCAGATATTGATTATATAAACGAAGCAACATTAGATGCTATTAGAGATAAACCAATGCTAAGCAGATCAACAAGAATGTCTAATATTAATGATGCACTAGAAGATTTAGAAAAATATCTACCAAAACTTTTTGAAGCTAACCAAGGTGGGTTGACACCACCACAAAAAGGACCTATGTCAGAAGGCATGGGTACACTATATAGGAGAAAATAATGGCTGTAGAAAAAGACATAATGGAAAAAAGTAAAATGCCTGTTGATGTTCTACCAGAAGACGTAGAACTAGAGGCGCAAGACTTAAATCCATCTGACATTGATATTGAAATGACAGAAGACGGTGGAGCAGAAATAAACCTAGACCCACAAGCAGAAGCTATGCAAGGTGCAGAACAGCATGATGCAAACTTAGCAGAATTTTTAGAAGACAGTGATTTAAATGTAATTGCAGGTGATATACTAGAAGAGTTTGACGAGTGTGCATCGTCAAGAGATGAATGGGAACAAACATACAAAAAAGGTTTAGAACTTTTAGGTTTTAAATACGAAGACAGAGCAGAACCATTTCAAGGCGCATCAGGTGCAACACATCCAGTTCTTGCAGAAGCAGTTACACAATTCCAAGCACTAGCATACAAAGAACTATTGCCAGCAGGTGGTCCAGTTAGAACTCAAATTATGGGTTTAGAATCATCTGAAAAAGTTGCACAAGCAGTGCGTGTAAAAGATTTTATGAACTATCAGATTATGGTTAACATGAAAGAGTATGAGCCAGAGTTTGATCAAATGTTATTTAACTTACCACTATCAGGTTCTACATTTAAAAAAGTTTATTACGATGCAATACTACAAAGAAGTGTTTCTAAGTTTGTACCTGCAGAAGATTTATATGTTCCATACACAGCAACATCATTAGATGATACAGAAACAATTATTCATCGTGTAAAGATGACATACAATGATATTAAACAATATCAACTTGCAGGTATATACAAAGACATAGACTTAAGTGAAGAAGGTCAATACAATCCAAACGACATAGAAAATGAAAAAGATGAAATGTCTGGTGTTGAACCTAGAAACACAGAGGTGTTTTCTGTTCTTGAAGCACATGTACATTTAGAAATTCCAGGGTTCGAAGATATTGATCCACAAACAGGTGAGTCTTCGGGCATTAAGTTTCCATACATTGTAACAATAGAAGAAAACACAGCACAAGTATTATCTATTAAACGTAATTATAAACAAAATGACTTGTTAAAAAACAGACAAGATTATTTTGTTCATTTCAAATTTCTACCAGGACTCGGATTTTACGGGTTCGGCCTAATACACATGATCGGCGGTTTATCAAGAACTGCCACAGCCGCTCTAAGGCAACTCTTAGACGCCGGCACCTTGTCAAATTTACCGGCCGGATTCAAAATGCGAGGCATCCGCGTCAGAGACGAAGCTCAACCGTTGCAGCCGGGCGAGTTCCGTGACGTTGATGCACCTGGTGGAAACCTTAGAGATGCGTTCATGCCGTTACCTTTTAAAGGTCCGGACGCCACGCTCCTACAACTATTGAGCACGGTTGTTCAATCCGGTCAGCGATTCGCGAGTATTGCTGATATGCAAGTGGGCGATGGTAACCAAGCAGCAGCCGTGGGCACTACAGTTGCGCTCTTGGAACGTGGATCGCGGGTTATGTCAGCGATACATAAACGTTTATACGCAGCGATGAAGTGTGAGTTTATGTTATTGGCAGACAACTTTGTAACTTATCTACCAAACATGTATCCGTATGATGTTGTTGGTGGACAAAACCAAATATTCAAAGCTGATTTTAGTCCTAAGATTGATATTATACCGGTTGCAGACCCTAATATCTTCTCACAAACACAAAGAATCAGCATTGCACAGTCAGAAATGCAAATTGCAATGACAAACCCCCAAATGCATAACATCTATCACGCATATAGACACATGTATGAAGCATTAGGCGTCAAAGATATTGACCAATTACTACCACCACCACCACAACCTACGGCTTTAGACCCTGCAAGTGAAAATATTTTGGCCTTGAACGGTAAAAAATTCCAAGCTTTCCCAAAACAAGACCACCAAGCGCACATGAAATCACATTTAAGGTTTATGGGGACGACTGTTGTACGAAATAACCCTGCAGCAATGGGAATGTTGCAACAAAATTGCATGGAGCACATACTTTTAATGGCAACAGAGCAAGTTGACATGGAATTTGCAGAAGAAAAACAAAAAATGGAACAAATAATGCAACAAGTAAAGCCCATAATGGAACAAGCGCAACAAGACCCGCAAGCTATGCAGCAAATGCAACAAAATCCGCAAATGCAACAACTGCAACAGCAAGAAGCTAACTTACAAGTACAAATGGAAGCAAGAAAAGCAAAATTAATCTCTGAGTTTATGGATGATTACGCAAAAGCAGAAAAAGAAGTCTTGAATCAAGTTGAAAATGATCCATTATTAAAATTAAAAGATAGAGAACTAGATTTAAAAGCACGTGAAGAGCAAGCTAGACAAGAAGAAGCTGAAGATAAATTAAACATAGAACGTGCTAAGATGATGCAGAA